CCTACGCGAAAATCTGGAATGAATTCTATCGGGATCAGGATCTTCAAACGGAACTCGTTATCGATGAAACATCCGGACCCGACACAACTACGTCTGTTGCTCTCCAAAACTCCGCCTGGGAGAAGGACTACTTTACTTCGTCTCGCCCATGGGAACAGAAAGGCGCTACGATCACCATTCCTCTGGGCTCATCTGCACCAGTTACTACCGCAGCCGCAAACGATGTCGATATTTCAGTCTATTCAACGGTCAGCTCGGCGTATCGTAAGCTATCCTCTGACGGCGCTTTTGTGGACCGTTCAACAACTGCTGGTGTGCAAAACGACCGTCTCTATGCTGATCTCACGGGGGCATCTGCGATCACCATTAACGCACTCCGCGAAGCCATGGCACTTCAGCGGTATGCCGAAGCACGCGCTCGCTACGGATCACGTTACACTGAGTATCTTCGCTACCTCGGCGTCCGGTCATCTGACGCACGTCTACAACGGCCCGAGTACTTGGGGGGAGGTCGACAAACTATACAATTCTCTGAAGTACTCGCTACCGCCGAAGCGGGTACCGCCAAAGTCGGCGACATGAAAGGTCACGGCATCGCCGCCATGCGATCCAACCGGTACCGTAAATTCTTCGAGGAGCACGGCTACGTCATTTCGTTAATGACAGTCCGGCCCAAAACGATGTATCCTCAAGGTCTATTCCGTCACTGGAACCGCCGCGTCAAGGAAGACTACTGGCAGCGCGAGCTGCAGCACATCGGTCAACAAGAAGTCCTCAACAAAGAGGTATATGCACCCCATGCCACGCCTGATGGTGTATTCGGTTTCCAAGATCGATATGATGAATACCGAAGAAGTGAAAGCCTCGTTTCCGGTGAGTTCCGAACTACGTCTCTCGATTACTGGCACATGGCAAGAATATTCAGCTCAACGCCAGCTCTTAACGCAAGTTTCGTTTCTGCTGTGCCCACCAAGCGCAATTTTGCCTCAACCTCAACTGACTGTTTGTATGTCACCTGCAAACATAGCATTCAGGCAAGACGAATGGTTGCCCAGTCCGGGCAATCTTTCATCTATTAAAACGCCTCAGAAATGACTGCGGCAGGCAGCGTTTACGCTGCCTGTTACGGTCGTTTCCGACCATCGGAGAAAGCAATGTCAGACCATGATGCCTATCAGTACGGTATCGATACCGTCCAAATCGACCTCGAAGACGCAATTGCTAAGGTTGCGTCGGACCTTAACCCCCTCCGCGAGGAGTCTGTTCAGGCTCGCTATTTGGATGAGCATGGCAGGGAAAAGCCCAACCCCACTCCAATGGCTCCTCCAATTGGCTATCGCCGTCAACCAACTATCGCCGAACAAATGCGGCAAATGATCCAACTCGCCTCTCTTGAGGCAGCGCAAGCAGGCGCAGAAACAGAGGAGGAGGCGAACGATTTCGACGTAGGGGAGGACATGGAACCCAACCCCCCCTATGAGCATGACTTTGACCCCGACCCCGCTCTAGAGCATATGCTGGCGCTCGCCAGCCGTCCTCCGCAGGATCCCGCCGCGCCCTCTGCGGCTCCCACGCCTGCGGTCTCAAGCGCTGAGGTGGTTTCCGCTCCGCTTGGTAAGCCAGCGTCCTAGCCCCACCCTGGCGCTGGCGCGCCCGATCGGCTATAGTCCGATCGGGCGCTCTAGGGGCCAACTATCCTCCCTGCAATCGGCAGGCCCAAGCTTGGGCATTCGAGCGAAGCTCGAAACCTCGGCCCCGCAACAAAACAGTGACTACCTTGATAGTCACTGTGTTAGGTGACAGGACCCAGCACCATGGCCCGATCAAAAAACAGCCAGCGCGACGTCTCTAACTCTCCACTAACTCCGTCGCTAGACTCTCTGCTGGCATATAAAATCAGACCGGCCCCGGTGCTGCTCCCTGTCCCCAACAACTATCTACAACAACAACAAGCGGTCCTACAGACCGGCGACCGCCGTCTCTTCCAGCCGGACCGCTCTACTTCCCCGCCCCACGCGGTCACACGCAAAGCTGCACGGGTTCAAGCGGGGAACTCCCTCAACTCTCTTAAATTCTCAGACCCCGGCCTGGTGGCTCTCTGTGTGCGCCGTAAAATCCGCAAAGAGGTCATCTTCGCGCTACGGAAGAATAAAAAAGGTTCCGGCGCGAGTCGGCGCAAAAACTTCTGGTCTAATATCAGCTGTAAGGGCTAATCTATGCTACCTGCACTCATCTCCGCCGGTGCTGATATTCTCGGCGGAATTATGGGCTCCAACTCAGCCGAAAAAGCGGCCAATAAACAGGCCGCTCTGCAAAAGGAGTTCGCGCAAAATGGTATCCAGTGGAAAGTCGAGGACGCTAAGGCAGCCGGACTTCATCCTCTCGCGGCACTCGGTGCTCAAACACTATCCTATTCTCCGATCCCTGTCGGTTCCGACCCGCTCGCAGCCGGCATTTCCTCGGCCGGCCAAGACATCTCCCGAGCGGTCGACGCTACCCGCTCCGCTTCGGGTAAAATTGACGCCTACGGTAAAACTGTCCAGGACCTCAATATTCGTCGGATGGGACTCGAGAATGAAATTCTGGCGTCAAAACTGGCCACTACTCGGCAAACCGGAGGCACTCCGCCGATGCCCACGGCAGGCGACCGCCATCTTATCGAGGGTCAGGCCCAAAGCGGCCTTGTTAACCGCCAGCCTCTTAAAGTGGACTCGAATGCTATTAACCAGCCCTCTTTGGAGGCTGGTTCCATTACTGATATGGGCACTTCGCGCACTACAGACGGATGGGCACCCGTCATGTCCAAAGACTTCAAAGATCGTGGAGAAGAAGACCTCGGAGCCATGATTTCATGGAATATCCGCAACCGAATTCTTCCCTCCATGGGCTTCAATTACAACCCGCCAAAGGAGATCAAACTAGACAACGGTGAAATGTGGTACTTCAACCCTATCAAGCAACAGTATCAAAAATGGAGGCCGTAACTCATGGCATTTCGTAGGAAAAGACGCTTCGGAAAACGTCGGTTCTCCAAGCGCAGGAAGGGCGGCAAAATGAGCCGTCCGATGCGTATTGGCTACCGGATGTAATCCCTTGCTGTGTAGGAACCCCTACATGGCACCCGGTGGCGCCGCTTATGGATGTGGGCAATGCATGCCCTGTCGAATTAACAAGCGGCGCCTCTGGACACACCGCATCATGCTAGAGGCTAGACTACACGATAAAAACAGTTTCTGGACACTCACTTTCGATGATGCAAATTTAACACTCAATAAAGAAGGAATTCCGAACCTCGAAACTAGCCCTTTAAAAGACTTCATGAAGCGGCTAAGATGGCATCATCAACCCGAACAATTGAGGTACTTTAATGTCGGCGAATACGGGTCCCAAACTTGGCGACCACACTACCATCTTGCGCTCTTTAATTACCCCGGCTGTAGTCGTGGGGTTACTCAGCTTAACCGAAGAGGAACTTGCTGTTCAGTTTGCGACAGTGTCAGAGAAATATGGGGAAAAGGGCTCGTTTATTCAGGCCAACTTGAGGATGCTTCTGCAGCGTATGTCGCGGGCTATGTCACCAAAAAGCTTACAGACCGAAACGATCCCCGACTCAAAGGAAGGAATCCAGAATTCGCGAGGATGAGCCTGAAGCCTGGGATTGGTGCTGGATTTATTCCGGAGGTTGCTTCCGTTCTACTGTCCCACAATTTGGCTGGTCCTCAGTCGCCAATGAGCGATGTCCCCACCTCCTTACGGGTGGGGCCGACTGTCAGACCTCTCGGGAGGTACTTAACGAGGCAGCTTCGCGAGCAAGTCGGGATGACGCCCAATGCGCCAAAGGAAGCACTGGAAGCGCGCGAGAAAGAAATGCTCCCTCTGCGCCAAGCTGCGTGCGCTATGGCACCGAAAGGGACTTATTCGGAAACGTACAAGAGCCTAATAATAGACGTACATGAAGGCAAGTATATCCAAACAATGGCCCGCTACCGCAGGCAAAATAAAGAGGGTATTCTATGAAGCGCAGTAAGTTCAATTTGAGCTACTCCAAGCTCCTCTCATGCGATATGGGTGAATTGGTTCCAATCGGCCTTACGGAGGTCCTCCCCGGTGATACGGTTCAACAAGCCACATCTGCGCTCATTCGCTGCGCTCCTCTCCTCTCCCCGGTCATGCACCCGGTACGTGTCGCTATCCACCACTGGTACGTACCCCACCGGATTGTCTGGGAGGATTTCGAAGACTTCATTACCGGTGGCCCCGACGGTCTCAATGCTTCTGTCTTTCCTACTATTTCTTTGTCTAGTCTCGCTGTGGGCTCTCTGTGTGATTACCTGGGTGTTCCCACCGGTGTTGCTTCTCTGGCAGTTAGCACCCTCCCGTTCCGCACATACGCGAAAATCTGGAACGAATTCTATCGGGATCAGGATCTTCAAACGGAACTCGTTATCGATGAAACATCCGGACCCGACACAACTACGTCTACTGCTCTCCAAAACTCCGCCTGGGAAAAGGACTACTTTACTTCGTCTCGCCCATGGGAACAGAAAGGCGCTACGATCACCATTCCTCTGGGCTCATCTGCACCAGTTACTACCGCGGCCGCAAATGATGTCGATGTCTCAGTCTATTCAACGGTTAGCTCGGCGTATCGTAAGTTATCCTCTGACGGTGCTTTCGTGGACCGTTCAACAACTGCTGGTGTCCAAAACGATCGTCTCTACGCTGATCTCACGGGCGCGTCGGCAATCACCATTAACGCTCTCCGAGAAGCCATGGCTCTGCAGCGATATGCTGAAGCCCGGGCAAGATATGGCTCCCGTTATACAGAGTATCTCCGTTATCTCGGGGTCCGGTCATCTGATGCACGTCTACAACGTCCAGAGTACCTTGGGGGAGGCCGTCAAACTATACAGTTTTCTGAAGTCCTCGCCACCGCAGAAGCTGGAACTGCTAAAGTCGGAGACATGAAAGGCCACGGTATCGCGGCTATGCGGTCTAATCGGTACCGCAAATTCTTCGAGGAGCACGGCTACGTTATGTCACTGATGACAGTCCGCCCAAAAACGATGTATCCTCAGGGTCTGTTCCGGCACTGGAACCGCCGCGTTAAGGAAGACTACTGGCAAAAAGAACTCCAGCACATCGGTCAGCAAGAAGTCCTGAACAAAGAAGTCTATGCTGGTCACAGCGATCCCGACGGCATCTTTGGATATCAAGATAGGTACGATGAATATCGGAGAACTGAAAGCAGCATAGCTGGGGAGTTCCGGACGAGCCTTCTCAACTTCTGGCACATGGCACGAATTTTCTCTAGCGACGTCGCCTTGAATGCCGACTTTGTAAAGTGTATACCTACGGAACGAACGTTCGCTGTTCCTTCGCAAGACGTTCTCTATATCATGGCAAGGCATCGTATCCAGGCGCGTAGGCTCGTCGCCGCTACTGGCGAAAGCTTCATCTATTAAAACCCACGGATACCGCGAGAGATCGCGGTAGTCGCGTCATCACAGAAAGGGCAATGAAATGAAACTCGCACCTAGCCGACATACACCAGAGGGTCATGAACAACTCGACCCTAAACCAATGCAACCACCGCTCGGTTACAAGAAAGCACCGTCTCTATCTGAACAAATCCGGCAGCAAGTGCTGGCCGCCAAACTCGCCGAGCTCGATCACCTGGAAGAAACCGAGGAAGAGGCCGACGACTTCGACGTTGACGATGATCTCGGCCCCTACAGCCCACATGAAAATGAAGGCATGCCCACTATCAAGGAACTGAAAGCCCGCGTGGAAGAAATCAACGCCGAAATCAAACGACAAAACATTGAAAAGATACGGGAATAATTCCGGGCGCGCGCGGACCGCGCGCCCCCTTCTTCTTCATCTCCTGCTTCTTCTTCGGAGTTGTCAAGCGGACCAGCGAAGCGGCCGCTTGACAACGACTCTGAAACATAATAGCGTTAGGGTCTAAGGC